TTACCATTTACAAATTTCCCTGAGGGGTTTAATTGCATTTTCTAAGCCTGAAGTATCAAAAATAGCCGTTACTGGGTTTTCATTGTACGGTGTTATTTGGGCTACAAGCTTGTTTGATGTGAACATTTCTTTTAAGAATTGAACTGGCCTTGGATGAAAGGACGCTTTACTATCACTGGACAGACTCCATTCCTGAGTAACAGCTTTATTGTTACCTACTCTAGTTAGAACATAGGCATCACCCCCGAGATAGTCGTCCCAGGCAATATATAAATCTGTACTGTTACTTTGGCATCTTGCAATAATGGAAATGGGACTTCCTGAGCGACTAACGCCGGAGTCCGCATCCAAAATCAAAGTCACAGTTTTGGAGTCATCAACTGGATTTTCCTTAACCGATACATACCACTTACCCTTGTCAGCTATAGCTGTAGGAACTACCTGCGGGCCTTCAAGTTTATTATTTTTTGCCAGTTGATCAAAGCACTCCAGTCGGTGTAAATCCCCCTCAAGAGCTGCACATTTTGCAAACTCTTTTTCATCTAAAGCTGCATAAGAATTCGTTGCTAAAAGTAATAAAACTGTTAAGTGAATAGGTTTGCTATCCATGCCATCACATCTCCTATTTATGAAAATAGCTAATTATACGTAGAGCTTTGCTCAGTAACTTTGCGCAATCTAACATTTTGCACGCATTTATCGGCATCAGATAGTAGCTAGTGAACAGCACGACTTGTGCGGCTCATAAATTGTACCTTTTGAGCCACCCAAACACCCCATCGAAAAGAGTGGCTCAAAAGTGTTGATTTCAATATGAGCTATCACTACATTGTGAGCTATAGTTTTTGAGCTATCAGTGGGGAATTGTTATGGCGGTTATCGGGTATCTGAGGGTGAGCACTGGCGAGCAAAGCGTAGAGGCTCAGCGACACAGCATTGAGCAGATTCACAAGGTAGAAACGTGGTTCGCAGACGAGGGCATATCTGGCGCAGTGAAGGCATTAGAGCGCCCGGAATTCTCCGAGCTGTTCAAGTTTGTGCGGAAGGGGGATACGCTAATTGTTCCCGCTGTTGACCGTCTTGGGCGTGACACCATCGACGTTCTATACACGGTTGAAGCGCTGCAAGCCAAGGGCGTGTCGATTATCAGCTTGCGGGAGGGGTTCGACCTATCCACGCCAATCGGTAAGGCAATGCTGACCATGCTGGCCGCTGTCGCAGAGCTGGAACGCTCAAATATCAAGGCCCGTCAGATGGCCGGGATCGCTAAGGCCAAGGCAGAGGGCAAAGCATTAGGGCGTGAGAAGACCATCGACGATACCGCCGTTGCTATCTGGCGGAAGGAAAACAGCGCAAGCATCCAGGCGACCGCCGAACATTTTGGGATTTCACCCGCCAGTGTGAAGCGAGCCTGCAAAGCAGCGTAATGACGACCCAAGCAGCACGCGAATAAAGCAACAACATACCGGCCAAGCGCCGGTATTTTTTTGTCTCGAATATGGTGATCGGTCATCTGTTTGTGTAACATGAAATCATTGTAACTTATTGAGATTTATAGGCTTATACATGAAGGTTTCAATATTGAAGCGTCAGCTCGCAGAGCGGATGGGTGAGGATGCGCACTATCTGGAAGGTAGGGACAAAGCGTTTTTAGCAGAGCTTGCCGGTATACCGGTTGAGCAGATTGAAGACGACGAGATCATCACTGGTGAAGGGGAAACCGGCTGGATTGAAGAGCGTGAGACCCATCTAGATTTGGCGGACAGGATGCGCATGGAAGTTAAGGAGGAAATCGAGAAGCAGCGTCAGCGCACTATTGAGCGTGGAAGCCTTGGCGGCTCGTATCGTATAGCGGCGGCATTGGCCCGCAATGGAGGTAAAGCATGATCCCGGAAACGCGTTTCGAACAGGCGCATGGTGTGACAGCGGGCAAGCTCTCATACGCTTTGGAACTGATGGATAAGGGGGACGTTGTGGCGGCTCGCGATGTAATCCTTGAGGTTCAAAAGACCAATGAAGAGCAGGCCCGGGTTATTGATACCCGGCTTTATGGGGCTGTTCGTAATCTATGCGAGGCGAGGCGTATGGATAGCCGGAGATTTTTCGCATTGCAGCAGGTGTTAGGGTTGCGCGAGATCGTCCGCTCCTTGCTCGTATCACCTGCCGGGGTGGATCTGATCTCTATGCATGTGCCAGTAGAAAATGATTTTTTCGTCTCCATGCTGTCTAGGATCCCACAATCGGCGGCAGTAGCCCCCATAGCCAATGACAATGAGCGGGCGGCAACCCTGACATATCAAAATGGGAATGCGCGTTTATGGACGATGTTCTGCGAACAGCAGCAGGGTTTGGAGCATGGAGAGGGGAAAGCATGAAGCCGCAAAAAACAGTCCAAGTAATACGGCTATCCCGTCCAGTCGCGGAACGTGTGGCGATATGGGCCAGTGCTCTGAATATGTCGCCTACGCAAATTGTGGAGCTAGCAATCACCCGATGGGAACAATTGACCCCGTGTGATGCGCTCGGAATAGAGGGGGGCCGCGATGCGTCGCACCTCCCCCGCCCTTGAAGCGCAGGTCGCCGCAGCTCTCGCGGCAGGATGGCCTATTGTTGCTATCGCCGAGCAGACGGGAATCAGCCTATCCACAGTGAAACGGATCAGGGGGCGTTCAGGTGTTCGCCCCGACTCGATGCGGGAGGAGTTGATAGAGGAGGCCCGCGCCGGATTGCGGGCCTCATTGTCTTCTGAGTTCGCAGCCTCGGAGGGCGCTCGCCTCGTCCTGTAGTGGTCTAATCATCCCGGACACCGTTTTAGGTGGTACAGTCGCCACCATTATTTGAGGTGTTCAATGACAAGATTACGTCGCTCATTTACTGCCGAGTTCAAGCTGGAAGCCGCATCCCTGGTGCTCGACCAAGGCTATTCAGTCCCCGAAGCCAGCCGTTCACTGGATGTCGGCGAAACCGTGCTGCGTCGATGGGTTCAGCAACTTCAATCAGAACGAAGTGGCGCTACACCTGCTAACCGGGCGCTGACCCCTGAGCAGCAAAAAATTCAGGAGTTGGAAGCCCGCATCAACCGGCTTGAACGCGAAAAGGCCATTCTAAAAAAGGCTACTGCTCTCTTGATGGCGGACGAACTCGAACGTACGCGCTGATAGACCGATTAAGGGAGCAAGCCCCCACCACCCTGGTCTGTTGCGCTTTCGGTATACCAACCGCCTGTTTTTACGACTATCTGGCTCGCAGGCGCACAATTAACCGTGAACGGGTGCAGCAGAGAAGTGAGTTACGGTGTTTGTTCAAAGAGAGTAGAGGCTCAGCTGGCAGCCGGGCCTTGATGTCAATGATGCGGGCACTGGGGCATCAGATTGGTCGGTTCAAGGTGCGTCGCCTGATGAAGGAGGCCGGGCTGGTCTCCAAACAACCGGGAGCTCATCGTTATCAGGTCGCGCGGTCTGAACGACCGGATATTCCTAATCTTCTGGCGCGTGAATTTGATGTCCAGCAACCCAATCAGGTGTGGTGCGGCGACATCACTTACGTATGGGCAGGTGGCCGCTGGCATTACCTGGCCGCGGTGCTCGACCTCCACACCCGACGGGTCGTGGGCTGGGCGATGTCCGGCAGGCCTGATGCTGAGTTGGCCGTGAAAGCGCTCGACATGGCGTATCAGCAACGGGGCTGCCCGTCTGGCGTGCTGTTTCACTCCGACCAGGGCAGCCAATACGGCAGCCGGGTATTTCGGCAACGGCTGTGGCGCTATCGCATGACCCAGAGCATGAGTCGGCGTGGCAACTGCTGGGATAACGCGCCGATGGAGCGGCTGTTCAGGAGCCTCAAGACGGAATGGCTTCCGACCACGGGGTACATGAGCCTGCGGGAAGCCAAGCGGGATATCAGCTACTACCTGATGGATTACTACAACTGGCGGCGCCCGCATCAACACAATGATGGGATACCGCCAGCAGAGGCCGAAAATCGGCTTAACTGTGTGTCCGGATTTAGTTGACCACTACAGCCCCTGCTCGGACAGGGAGGGCAGGCCCCGCTTGCCTAAGCCCAGATACCAGTTACGCCGCAGCACGGGATCCTCGGGGCGCTCTTTCCAAATTGACAATTTCGGGAGATTCTTAGGGATCGTGCGAATAACCTCTCGATAGTGGGCAATATCGGCGGCACTAAGCGCCGCGCTGCCCAGCGGGCCGAGAACATCGAGGAAACGGGCAAGATTGCTCTGGCGTTGGCTCAGGGTCTTGGGTTTGAGCTTTTCCACATGTTCGCTGTGCTCGTTGAATCGGGCCACCAGCCATTCCAACGATTGACTGCACGCAGAGGGGGCAACCAAGGCTCCACCGACGGGCACCGGCTCGGCGTTGATCGTTGTTGGCAACGTGGCGAGAGCGTCAGCCATCCGCCGGGATTCTATGAGCTGGCCTTGTGTCCGTTGGGCAATGCCAACCGCTGTACGGGCCAGCTCCTTCGCCTTCTGAGTCACTGTCTGAGCAGTCGCCAGCTCTTTGCGAGAGCGTAGTGCTGCAAGGCGTTGCTCGTTAATCTGGTCTTGCAGTGCGGCCAACTGTTCCCCGAGCCGGATTTGTTCTCTTTTCGCGGCGATCTTCGCCTTCATGATTTCTGAGATTTCAGCCATGTCTACTTCCTGATCGGCTTCCTGAACTAATGCCAATAATTCGTCGAGCAGGAGCCTGCCAAGTTGGAAAGCATGGATCCACAATTCTCCCGTTTTAGCGCGACTTTTTGTGCCAAGTGAGAAACGGGTCTCACGAGGTGTAACCCACCACCAAGAATGAAAAAACCGGGAGCTGGTGAAAACAAGTGGGAGATGGCGGGACAAACTCAGGAGTGGCGGGGCTTGTGGCACGATGCAGTTAAACCAGAGTGTTTAACTGCAAAATGAAAACTTCCGGGTCAAACGGCTAGTCCATGCGCTGAAAATGAAAAACCAGACTTGATGCCTGGTTTTGCTTTGGATTCTTAAACCGCTGGCATGCAACGTCATTAAATCCTGACAGGGGCGGGTGTTAGGATAAATTGGGTTAAAAAAAATCGTGCCCCAGCCAGACGACCTTGCCAATGATACTCAACGAGTCCAGCTCGTTCGGCATAACCGCTAGTGTTTCGTATCCAGTTTTATTGTCGCTGATGATGTTCACCCCACCATCAACCCGCTTCTGCAGCCGCTTGGCGTAGAGTTCATCCCCTAACCGCAGCACGAACAGGCCACCATCCTGGATCTGGTTGCGGCTGATATCCACCAGGATAGAGTCGCCAGAATGGATGGTTGGCTCCATGCTATCCCCCTTGGCAAATACCACTACCAGGTTATCTGGATTCAACTGCCGGTATTTGAGCCACTTACGGCGGAACGCCAGCCTGCGTTTAACGCTATGGTCATCATTAAATGCTCCATGCCCGGCACTAACTGAGATGTGGTAGCCATCGATCAGGGCATACTCTTCATCAAATTCCTCCCATTTGTAGCAAATAGAAGTATCTGATATCGCCTTGATATTATTGTATTTTTTTGATTCTTCGTTGAGCGAGTGAGTTGATAGGTTAGCTGATGCTGGCTCATCGGCTGAGCTACCTGACAGTAACCAAACCAAATCAACGCCTTTTGCCCGTGCGATGGCGAGAGCGTCATCAGCTCTGGGCAGACGACCTTTTAAAAAGGCGCGTACGGCCCCCTCTGAGAGTCCGATCTCTTCTGCGAATGAGCGCACGCTTTGGGTACCAATGACCTCAGTTAAACGCTCAGGGAAGGATCCGATCCCACTCCTAAGAAACGGATCTGTATTTCCGATCTGGTTCTCGTTTTCCGATTCCATCATATCCCTTTTAAATCAAACAGTTAGAATCGAATTCCACTGTGCGTGTATTTGTACGCATCGGAAATGTGTGCTTATCATTCCCAGTGATTGACGTGCGTACGAAACGGATCAATAATCACAAATGTTCGCAGTGCGTATAAAAGTGATGCCTGCGCAATGCGAATAACCAACGGATATTAACACGGAATGAACCGATGGAAATACGAAGCGCGAAACACATACACGCACACCTAGTGGCCAAAGGCTCTAGCTGTCGTGCATGGGCCCTGTCTCGTGATTACAACCCACGAACAGTCCAGCTGTATGTTCAAATGTACGCGCCTGACACGAACCGGTTACCACGGGATGGAGCCCTTGCCGACAAGATCATGAAAGAGCTGTATCAGTTCATTGGTTACCAGCAAGGGGCCGAGTCAGGTGAGGAGCACGACCATGAGTGAGTGGTTTACTTCGATTAAACTGGCCGGTTTACCTGGTCTGCCTGCAACAGATCGTGCAATTCGGATCCGGGCGAGCAAAGAGAATTGGAAATCCAGACCAAGGGAAATAGGTAAAGGCAGCGAGTTCCACATCAGTTCACTGCCAGCAGAAACCCGCCGCCATTTGGCAGAGCAGGCTGTGGCTCAGCAAGGTCAGGCTGTGACCGATCACAGTGCTGGCGGCAAGGCGATGGCCAAGTTACTGGAGCGGGAGAGACCGGCCAAGCCTGATGCTGGCCGCAAACTGCTGACCCTGAGCGAAGCCCCACGCAAAAAAGTAGATGCCAGACTGCTGATTTTGCAGGCCGCCGATATCTTTCTGGCGCCCTATCACGCCTGCCAGCAAGGAGAGGTGGGACGCCGGATTTTTATCGAGGCATACCGTACCCGCAGCCTGCAGTTGCCAGCCAGCGTCTATGAGCGGCAAAAACCGTTTAGCCTGATCACGCTGCGCCGTTGGCAAAGCTCGTTGACCAATGAAGGCCCAGCCGCACTGGCTGGCAATTATCAGCGTGAACGGCCCTCAACCGTTGAGCAAAGCCCTGAGCTGGCCCAGTTCCTTACCGCATTGGTGACTGCCAAGCCACACTTGGCCAACAAGTGGGGTGCTCTGCATGAGCTCGCCACTGAGTACAGCGCGATGAACAAGCTGGGATGGCATATCCCCAGCCAGTCATCCCTGCGCCGCTGGATGGTTAAGTGGTTGGCTGAAAACAAAGTGGCCTTTACCTATGCCACCAACCCGGATGCCTACAACAACAAATACCGCACAGCCATCGAGGAAATGTATCCCTGGATGGGTCAGCCGAACGATGTGTGGGAGTTCGACAGCACCCCGGTCGATGCCATGTTGGTGGATGGCCGTCACAGCATTATCGCGGTGATCGACGTGTTTACTCGCCGCGTTCGTTTGCTGGTGGCCAAGAGCTCCTCCAGCGAGGGGATCTGCCTGTTGCTGCGCAAGACCCTGTTGGCCTGGGGCACCCTCAATGACAACGGTGTGATGCGTACCGATAACGGCTCTGACTACGTGAGTCAGCGGGTCATGTCGATCTGCACACTGCTGGATATCAATGTCAGCCGATCCAATGCCTATTCGGGTTGGGAAAAGCCCTTTATCGAGCGATTTTTCCGCACCCTGAGCCACGGCCTGATCGAGTTGTTGCCCTCCTATATAGGCCACTGCGTGGCTGACAGACAGGTGATTGAAGCCCGCAAGAGCTTTGCCCAGCGGTTGGAAGAGAAGCGCAAACCGGATGCAGAAAAAGAGATTTTTGAGTTGGCGATGACAGCACAAGAGCTGCAGACCCTGCTCGATAACTGGCTGGATGCCCGCTACCACAACAAAAAGCACAGCTCACTGGGGATGACCCCAAACGAGAAGTACCAGAGTGCCCGTTATCAGCGCCGCGCCATCACCGATGAGTCTGCGTTGGATCTGCTGCTCAACCATATCGGTGAGGCGACCGTCTCCAAAGGCTTTATTAAGGCCGGTGGCCTGAAATATAGCGCCCCGGAGCTATTGGAGCACACCTGGAAGAGCCAGCGGGTCAGCGTCTTTCTCGATCCCAACGATGTGGGTCGCGCCACCTTATACCGCACCGGAGACTGGGGAGACCGAGTGGAGGCCATCAATACCGATCTGCTCGGAAATGGCATCAGCCCAGACGCATTCCGTGCAGCCAAGCGTGAGGATGCCAAGGTACTGGCCCGATTCCGCCGCGAGATGCGCAATGTGGCCAAGACATTTGGCATCGACCAGCTGCACCAGGATGTGGTCAATCACTTTGTCGATCAGGCCAAGGAGGTTGCCCAGTTCAAGCGCTCGGATCTGAACCTCGACAACCCGGCGCTGGCTGCCCTGACTGGGGTTGCGGCATCCAGTGTGCCGGTCGGGTTCAGTGCTACGGAGCTGGCCGCCATTGAGGCCAGGCGAGAAGAGAAAGCTGCCCGCCAGCAAGCAACGGCAGGGCAAGAGTCCAGAGCTCTCAAGACCGAGTATGAGCAGGCAATTTACTTGGCAGAGAAGGAGTTGGATACCCCGCTGACCGAGCGGGAGAAGGAGTGGCTGACCAAGTACCTGTATAGCCACAAGTTGCCAGCAAAACGGATTAGCAGGCATCTGGAAAGCATCAGGGCCACACGCAATGCCCAGGCAAAAGGTTAAGCGTGCAGCCCTGTTTAAACCATAGATAAAGGACATAAACACTATGAAACACAAGATCGTTGAAGTCAAAAACATGATCAAGACCGAGCAATTGCTCGATAACCTGCTCAACCGCTCCAGCATCGTGCCAGGCATTGGCTTGATCCATGGGCCCTCCGGTTTTGGCAAGACCACTGCCGTGGAGTGGCTGTTCAACCAGGACGAAGTGAACGGGATCTATGTGCGTTGCTACAAGGCCGATACCGTCACCAGCCTGCTGGAGCAGATAGCCAAAGAGATCGGCATCCCCCAGCGCCACAACCTGCGGGCCCAGGTCGATAGCATTGTCGAAGCCGTGCGGGCCGAAGAGCTGGCCATCTTCGTGGATGAGGCTGATTACGTGGTCGGCAATGCCCGCATCATGGAGACCCTGCGCGATATCTACGATGCCACCGAACAACCCCTGATCCTGGTCGGGATGGAAGAGATTGCCCGCCGGATTAGCCAGCGCAAGCAGCTGTTTAACCGTATCTCCCAATGGATTGAGTTCAAACCGGCCGATCTCGATGACGTGTCCCTGATTGCCAGCGAAATGCTGGAGGTGGACGTGGAAATTGACGATGCCTTGCTGGATCTCATTCGCAAACGTTCCAACGGGGTGGTTCGTACCATCGTCTCAGCCCTCGACAAGATCGAGAAGATGGCTATGGCTTCTGACGCTCACATCATCCGTCTGGAAGATGTAGACGCCAGCGACTTGCTGCATGACGTGCGCCGTAGCCGTTAGCGGTGTTAATGCACTGCGATAAAAGCAAAGAGCACGGGAGGGATACCAGTGGTTCAGACAAAAAACGAAACCAAAACAGAGTTCGCCTGGAATTGGATCTGTCAGCAGGAGAGCTTCTCTGTGCAAGAGGTCATCAAAGGTGTCGAGATCAATAAGCAACAGATGTATCGGGTGATCAACGCTTGGCTATCTGGTGGATATATCCGACTCATATCACCCAAAGCTCAGAGGCGGCAGCGAATTTATCAAGTCGTGGATCCTACGATTTCGCCCCCACTGGGTAGTGGTGTGCGTCCTTTGGACGCCGAAGGTCTGACGGTTAAACGCCGGTATAACAAGTGTCGAAGCAAGCGCAAAACCGTGCAACAGAAGCTCTGGAACACCATGAAGATAAGTCGCCGATTTACTCTGACTGACCTGATGATTACCGCGAATACCAACCGCAATACTGCTTGGCATTACACCAATCAATTGGTTCTGGCGGGATATGTGAGATTGGCTGTCAGGGTTAATCCAAGGCTGTCTGTTCAGGACAAATACGGACTTACAAACATCTATCAATTGATCCGTGATACGGGGCGCTTTTCTCCGATGAAAAGAGAAAACGGTTGTTGGGATCAGAACCAGCAGCGGCTTTATCCATTCCAGTTTGAGGAGGGTGAGCATGGGCACGTGGCTTGAAGTATTGCAGGCCGAAGTGGCGGCCAGCTCGCTGGCCCAGGTGGCAGAGAAGCTTGGGCTTTCTCGCACCACCATCAGTCAGGTCTGCAACGAAAAGTATCCCGGCGATATGGCAAGGGTACAGACCTTAGTGGAGGGGGCCCTGATGGGCAACAAGGTGAGGTGTCCCATTCTGGGGGATATCCCGGCTCACCAGTGCCTTGCCCATCAACGCCGTGGCCCCAGTGATGTGGGTAGCAGCCCGATGGATATCAAGCTCTGGAAGGCTTGCCGCTCAGGTTGTCCCCATAGCCAGCTGACGGAGGAGCAACAACTGCGCCGCCCGATGCGGTTATCGGTAGAGCAGGGCAAAGGGTCACAGAAAACGGCTCGCTATGACGCCGAGGCCACCCTCTCCAGGTTACGCCGTCAGGCCAAGAGCGATGGCGAGAATGCCAGTTCGTCGCTACGCATCCTGAGTGAGCTGCTGGCGGAAGAACTGAAAATCATGGGTATCAAATACAACCGACTGCTCGACAAGCAAGAAGGCAAATAACGGTTGGCAGGGGTTGGGCTCGGAATAAGCAGTGGGCCCGGTGATGAATCACAAGGAGAACGGGATGAAAAAGAATCTGCGCAGCAATTTGCACAAGACTGCCGAACAGCTCAGCCACTGGTTGACGGCCAGAGGATATGAAGTCCGCACCAGCCAGGTGCGCCACACCCCGCTGCTGGCCGTCACTGGCCCTCTGCCACAAGCAATGAAGGCCCGCGCCGTATTAAGCCGCGAATGCCTGGCTGGCGTGGTTCGGGAGGTCGCCCTGGTGCGCTTTGGCGGCTGCCTGCTGCACTGGCGCCAATAAGGAGAATGGAGATGGCCAAGATAGAGCTCGATATCGAAGACGAAGCACTGGCCAAGGTCGTGCTGCGCCAATTACCCAAGTTCCTCGAATTTTGCCGTGCGACTCACATGGAAGAGCAGGTACTCGGCCCAGTGAAACAGCAGGCTGCTGCCGTGTGCTATCAGATGCCCGGCAGCAACAAGATCCATTAAGGAGAAGCCCATGCAAGAAGCACAAACCAGCAGTACAACCCCGATGCGCCAGAACGCCCAGGGGCACTGGGTACCGGAAAACCTGATCGCCCCGGCTGACAAGCTGCGCGATGAAGTGGTGATGGGTGTCATTGCTGCTGCCCGTGAGCAGCGTTCGCAGCTGGCCGCCTTCAAGATTAGCGCCATGCAGCAGATCAACGACTTTATTGACCTGTCATCCGAGCAGTATGGCGTGGCGTGGGGCGGTACCAAGGGCAACGTGACCCTGCTCAGTTTTGATGGTCGTTACAAGCTCATTCGGGCGGTGGGGGAGCACCGCAAATTTGATGAACGGATCCAGGCCGCCAAGGTACTGATTGACCAGTGCATCGCGCGCTGGAGCGATGGGGCTGATGCCAAGCTGCGGGCCCTGGTTGACCACGCTTTTCGGGTCTCCAAGGCGGGTCATATCGACGTGAACCAAGTGCTCTCCCTTCGTCAGCTCAACATCGAAGACGCCGACTGGGAGCAGGCCATGCAGGCGATCGCCGATGCCATTCAGGTGACCGGTACCAGCCAATATCTGCGGCTCTATGAGCGTGACGCCCAGGGGCGTTACATCCAGATGAGCCTGGATCTGGCCAAGGTATAGGGAGGAGGTGTGATGGAAATCAACGTGGAAAAAGCCGAAGAGCAACTGCTGCTCTGTGATCAAATCACCGAAACCGAGGGTACCTGCTACCCCGACGACACCTATGAGGATGGCATCAAGGCCGCCTTGCTCTGGGCGCTGGGGCTGGGGCCTGCGCCCCTCAATGCCGAGGAGCATCAAGAGGTGACGCCACTGCAGTTCGAGTAATAGCCCGATGCGAAACAGGGCGGCACTGCCGCCCTGTCTATCCGGTGTGGTGGCCGGGTACTGATGAGCAACCAAACGATCTGGGCCCAGGTCTTCACCGCCTCGATAAAGGAGCACGGCGATGACTAAAACAGAGATGGATATTCGGCTTACCAAGATATTCAGCACCGCAGCCATTGCACTGGAGGCCGCTGAAAAACGGGCTGTGTGCAAACAGCTCAAACAGTTTATTAGAGAGGCCCGCGCCCAGGGGTTATTTGCCCTGGCGGGGGAAGCAAGCCAGATGCGCTGGCAACTGGTGGCTGAGCTGCAGCAAGCCAGAACGGCGGCGCTGGAGGTCAGCCATGGCCATGTCTAACTGGCAACGACTGCTGGCCTACGTAATGAAGTTTGGCAACCTGAGCCAGCAGCAGGCTGAGCAGTGGCTCGATAGCCATTGTCCTCAGTGGCGCAGTGGGCCGGATGTGGTGGCTGCTGGGCAAATCTGGATGAAAAAGACGGGGAGGGGGAATTGAACACCTTAGCTAACAATCAGCCAAATGCTGCGCAGAGTGGTGATCGTACCCGCCTGATCCGTCTGGTTCAGGTTGGCAGGCGCACCCTGGGGCTCGATGAGGAGACTTATCGGGCGTTGCTTGAGCTGCAGAGCGGCAAGCGTTCGGCGGCCGAGTTGACAATCCAGGAGCTGGACAAGGTGCTGCTGGCCATGAAGGGGGCAGGGTTTAAACCGACGGTTAAACGCCCTGTTAAAGCGGGAGGGATCAAGCGTTTAAGCCCAGCCCGTGGGGCCCATGCCAAAACCGCCGAGATAAATGTGATCAGGGCAGTATGGATCACCATGCACCGCCACGGCCTGCTGCGCGATGGCAGCGAGACGGCCTTGAATCACTATGTTGAGCGGCAAACAGTACGGCTTAACAACGGCATCGGCGTTGCAGAGGTGGCCTGGCTCACCGATGGGTTGGCTTACCAGGTGCTTGAGTCGCTGAAAAACTGGCACAAGCGGGAGATGGTTGCCCGGCTTGTCGCGGCCAAGAAAACCGTCCCCACCAATGGGAAGTCCGGGCGAGTGGCCGGGTATCAGGCCGTTGTGGCGGCGTTTGAGGAGATGAGTGATGGACGTTAACGCTGAGAATCTGGACTTGTTCGCCGATGATCATGAGTCGCTGGGGCAGCTTGTCGATCGCCTGGATCAGATCCCGACCACCGAACTGACGGCCAAATGGCCAAAAGCCCTGAGTGAGCTGGTCGATGTGCTGACCTGCGAATTGGTCAGAGGGGGGATGGAGCCGGATCTGGCCAAGGCTCAGGCCCGCAAGTTGGCGCTGGTACAGGCCCATTACATGGGGGGGCGTGCCTACTACATCCCCACCGGGGATCATCTCAAGGCCGCGCTGCGTGATCGGGCCATCTGGGATGAGTTTAACGGTCGCAATATCGACCAGCTGGCGCGCAAGCATGGCCTGTCGGTGCCGCAGACCTATGCGGTGGTGGCGGAACAGCGGCAACTGACTCGACTGCGATATCAGCCAGACCTGTTTAGGTAACTGAGGTGGCTGTCAGTAAATTGCGTACTTCATCACAGATATGAAAGGACCTCATTTGATGAGGTTCATTTTTATGGCTGGCTTATCAGTGTTCGGATGCCGTATGGATTAAGTTACTCTCCGTACAAGAGTTGATGATTAGTAAATGAATCAGGTATTAGGGGATGCAATGCTTAAAAAAACTCAGATAGCATTATTGGTGTGTTCAATATTTATCCTTCCAGCTTGTAATGAGCAAAGAACTTTGACCCCACAAGAGCAAGAGTTAGTCAATCAGCTTAAACAGGAAAGGGGTGAGTTCCCCCGGTGTCAGAATAGTTGTCGCCTAATCTGAATAATCTAAATGTGAAGACCGGGGGCGGATAAAGAGTGTCGAATGGCTCGTTATTCAAGTGAGCGCAAGGCTGCTTTGCTCAAGAAGCTGCTGCCGCCCATCAATATGTCGGTGGCCGAGTTGGCTCGGCAGGAAAACATCAGCGAGGTCACTCTGTATAATTGGCGCAAACACGCCAAAGACGGAGGGTCTCCTGTGCCCGGGGACAACAAACTGACCGATGAATGGCCCGCCGAGGCCAAGTTCGCCGTCGTGCTGGAAACCGCTGCGCTTTCCGAGATTGAACTCAGTGAGTACTGCCGCCGTAAGGGTCTCTATCCCGAGCAAGTCCAGCAATGGCGCCAAGCCTGTATTCTGGGCCAGCAATCCGCTCGTACCTTACAACAGGCGGAGAAGGCACAGGCCAAAGCGGACAAGAAGCGTATCCGGCAACTGGAGCAAGAGCTGCGGCGCAAAGACAAGGCCCTGGCCGAGGCGGCAGCTCTGCTGATATTGCAAAAAAAGCTCGATGCCTACTGGAGCAACGTCGACGAGGACAACTGACCTCGTTGCCAGAGCGGCAGCAATACGTTGCATGGTGGCGCGAAGCGCTTGAAGCTGGCGCCCGCAAGCATCCTGCGGCCGAGGTGTTGGGGCTGAGTCTGCGCACGCTCCAGCGCTGGTTGGCCGGGCCTGAGCTGAGTGCCGATAGGCGACCGGATGCGGTTCGTTCCATACCTGCTCATGCATTGAGCCCAGAGGAGCGGCAGGCCGTGCTGGACGTCTGCAATAGCCAGGAGTTCGCCTCGTTGCCGCCGAGTCAAATTGTGCCACGGCTGGCCGACCAGGGGCGCTACTTGGCCAGTGAGTCGAGCTTCTATCGCATCTTGCTGGCGGCTGACCAGCAGCACAGGCGTGGCCGGAGCCAGCCACCGCGTCATGTGCCGGTACCAACCAGCCATACCGCGACTGGGCCCAATCAAGTGTGGTCCTGGGATATCACCTACTTGCCGTCACTCGTGCGCGGCCAGTATTACTACCTCTATCTGATAGAGGACATCTACAGCCGCAAAGGGGTGGGCTGGGAAGTGCATGAGCAAGAGTGCGGTGAACGGGCGGCGGCGTTGCTGCAACGGAGCATCATCCGCGAGCAGTGCTGGAAGCAGCCGCTGGTCTTGCACTCGGACAACGGCGCGCCAATGAAGTCAGTCACGCTGCTGACCAAGATGCATGACCTGGGTGTCACGCCCTCGCGGGGACGGCCTCGGGTCAGCAACGATAATCCGTACTCGGAGTCATTGTTCAGGACGCTGAAGTACTGTCCGCAGTGGCCATCAGACGGCTTTGCCAGTCTGGAAGCGGCCAGGGAGTGGGTGCGCGACTTTATGGCCTGGTATAACGAAGAGCACCGGCATAGCCGTATCCGCTTCGTCACACCCAACGAGCGGCATCGGGGTGACGATAAAGCCCTGCTGGCGAAACGGGATGCTGTGTACCAGGCCGCCCGAGCACAACACCCAGCGAGGTGGAGTGGCAAGACGCGAGACTGGACACCTATCGGTGCCGTGATGCTAAATCCGGAGCGGCCCGAGAAACCCGAGCCGGAGCAGAAAGAGGCTGCTTAAAACAGCTTTGCGCGACAACTATCTTGAAAAACGCCGAGTTGGAGCAAGAAATCGAGACTGTTACTGGCGAAATTGCACAGTACAACGGTGGACTGATTAAGACCATCAAGCAGGTTCGAGAAGAAACACTGAAGTTGAGCAGAGACATAGTTAACCAGCGCATTCAAGCTATTGAAACTGGTGCAAAGGTGACAGTCATTGCACCTACCAGTCAACCTGACCCAGGACGTGCTCAGTCACTGCAAAGTGAAATTGAGCAGGTAAAACAGCAATTGGTTGAGGCTAAGGCGAAAGCGGCCATGTATAGCGGTGGTCTTATTGCAGCAATTAGTCAGTCTACGGTCGCAACTCAAGAACAGACATTGGCGATGTTAGAGCAGCAACATTTGGTTGCGAAATATGGATTATCAATGACTATCGGAACCTCCGTGGAGTCAGCACCAGCAACTAAACCTATTGAGACCACTACAGCAACCCAAACTAATACAGTAGTGTCAGCACCAGCACCGGAGTCAATAGCTGATGATAATCCAATGCTTGTTGCCGACGGCCCATTTGGCTTGGCCATGGGTATGACAACGGAGATGTTTAAAGGGCAGCTTAAACCGGCCGGTAAAGGGGTTTATCTGTTTGATAATCCACCCAAACCTCACCCTCAATTTGAACAGTATGCAGTGAAAATATCTGACAAATCAGGACTCTGCTGGGTTAAAGGGATTGGAAAAGATATCATGGCAAATGGTCACGGCGTTCAATTAAAGAGCCAATATGATGATTTTGAAAAAAAATTAGATGAAAGATATGGCTCCCACAAGAGAACTGACTTTTTAGTCGCTGGTTCAATATGGAAGGAGCCTCAGGATTGGATGATGGGTTTACATAAAGAGGATCGTTACCTCTTCAGTGTTTGGGAGGGAGGGAAGAAGTCATTGCCAAATGATCTATCTCAAGTCGCCCTTGTGGCCAATGCAACCAATGGACAAGAAGGGTATTTGTCGCTCGAATATAGCTTCTCCAATAAAAATATCTGTGACGAAGAAATTAAAGAACATAATGATGCTGGACTTTAAGAAGCACCATTCACACTAACTTGAAGTAACCCACCATAAACCCCAGCCATAGAGGCCCCTCGGTACGCTGCTGATAACGCAGTTCACCGAGGGGCCTTTATGTTATCACTCGCTCTTAAATGGCTGCTCCGTCCCGATGTGGAAGGGGGCGAAGTCAACCATCCCGCCGACCGTGGTGGTCATACCAAGTACGGCATTGCCGATGCCGCCGATGGCAAGAAGGACGGCATGGCCGACCTCGATCGGGATGGGGTACCCGATATCGCTATCGGTGATCTGACCCCCGCCCATACCGAGCCATTTTACCGCCAGAACTACTGGGCTCCCGCCAGCTGTGACCTGATTGCCAGCTTAAGCCCGGCCCTTTCTATCGCCGTGTTTGATGCAGCGGTGCATCACGGGCCGAAACGCGCCATCCAACAGCTGCAGCAGGTCTTGGGGGTGATGGCAGATGGCCGCTTTGGCCCAGTGTCGATTGGTAGGCTCAAACAGCAACTGGGCGCCAAGGGCGAAGGCCCGTTCCTGCTGGCGCTGATGATGCAGCGGGCCAGCTTCATGCACGGAATTGTGCGCAAAGACCCGAGTCAATGGGCCAATGCCGATGGCTGGATCAACCGGCTGCTGCGTCTGCAGAGCTACCTCCTTTCCGACGTGGTTGGCGAGGTGGTGGCATGAGCGTGCTGTCCATCAAGCAACAGAAGGTGGCGGTCGCGATCCAGGCTGCGGGCTACTTTGGCATTCCTGAGCTCAAGAACCCCCGCTATCTCGCTTGCTTCAAGGATGGGCGCAAAGCCCATCTCAAGGCCGCCTTGGCCAATCAGATCGCTGACCCGAAGGCGATCCCGCTCTATAGCCACCACCAGACCCTTCAATCCCTGTTCGAGAAAGGGTGGCGTTCGGTGACCGAACTGGATCGCCTGCGGGCCCGTGCCCGTCATTGCCAACCTCCGTTATTTCACCCCAAAAAGAAGGAAGTCCATCATGCCTGATTCCCTGTTACCTCAAACGAAATCTGCCTTTAAAAGCCGCACCGTGATCGGTGGTGTGATTGCCGTGGGGGCCGGTATTGCGGGCCTGTTCGGTGTGCCGGTCGATGCGGGTACCCAAGCCAGCTTGGCATCCACCCTGGTGGATCTGGCCAGTGCGGTGGGTGGCCTGCTCGCCATCTGGGGCCGCATCAAGGCGACACATACCGTCCGTTAGTAGCCATACGAGAGAGGTCATGTGACAAACCTCATAGACCGCGCCCAGCAGGCCGATGCCGATCGGACTGGGCGCATTATCGAAGCCCACCAGAACAGGGCAAGGCCACACGGTGATGGTATCTGCTGCGATTGTGACGAAGCCATCCCGCCCTCCCGCCTTGCCGCCGAGCCTGGTGCCGAGCGCTGTATTGAGTGCCAGACCCTGTATGAGCGCAAGGAGGCGACCCGTGTGGGATTTCATCGTTAAGAACTGGGGCCCGCTCTATGCGTTGGCCAGCCTGGTGGGTCTGGTGGTCATCATCTTGCTCTCCAAAACCTACGCCAAGCGCGAAGACCTCACTGCCCTGGTGCAGAGAGTCCAGCGGGTGGAGCAGGTACTGGCTGATCTGCCGAGCGAGCGTGAGCTGCACAAGCTGCAGTTGGAGATCAGCGAGTTGCGGGGGGAGTTGCGGGAGGTGAAGCCGGAGCTGCGCCAAGCCCGTCGCCTTGCCGATCTGCTGTTGGAAAATGAGCTCGCCGCCGTACAGAAGGAGAAGCCATGAGCATTCAACAAATATTGGACGCCCAGCAGCGGCTGGTGATCCTGCGCTCCCTGCTGGATATCGGTGGTGCCGCCAACGAGTCAATCCTCAATGACTGCCTCGACCAGCTGGGTACCGGCCGGGTGACGCGGGATCGGGTGAAGACCCTGCTGGCCTGGCTGGAAGAGCAGGGGCTGGTGCGCATCGAGCGACTGGCCACGGTGCAGGTGGCTCACTTGACCGGTCGTGGGCAGGACGCGGCAGAGGGCCGTGCAACGGTGCCCGGCGTCAAGAAGCCCCGAGCGGAGGATTAAGCATGGCCGAGAAACCGACCCGAGGCCGCGCCAGCAAGGTGTGGCTGCTGCCTGAGTCTATCCGCAACGCGCTCAACGAGATGCTGCGGGACAAAGGCAACAGTCAGGCCGCCATCCTGGATGAAATCAACGGTCTGATCGAGGAGGCGGGGTTGCCCGATGATCTCAAGCTTTCCCGCTCCGGGTTAAGCCGTCATGCCAGCCAGGTTGAACAGGTCGGCCAGCACCTGCGGGATTTGCGCGAAACCACGGCCGCCTTGACCTCCCAGCTTGGCGACAAGCCGATGGGGGAGACCACCAAGCTCATTCTGGAGCTGGGCCGTTCCCAGTTGTTCAAGGCGATGCTGGCTCAGGTACAGAACCCGGAGGAGGCGGTGGATATCGACATGCTGAAAAACGCCATGCTGGCGGCTCAGCGGCTCGAATCCACAGCCATGCAGAGTCATAAGCGGGAGAAAGAGATCCGCCAGGCATTTGCCGAAGAGATCGCCGCCAAGACTGAAGCCATCGTAACTCAGGCGGGCTTGAGCGGTGAAGCCGCCGCCGAGATACGCCGCGAAATCCTGGGGATTGCCTGATGACCGCCATTGCTCAGACCCCTATCGCCCAGCAGTTAGCCCAGACCCTGGGTACCGAATACAACTCCGACGAGGTGTTGCTGCCGTACCAACGGATCTGGATTGCCGACGAGAGCCCGCTCAAGATTGCCGAGAAGAGCCGCCGTACCGGTATCACCTGGGCTGAGGCGGCCGACGCTGCCCTGACGGCCTCCAAGACCAAGACGGCCGGGGGTTGCCACCACTTTTATGTGGGCAGCAACAAGGAGATGGCCCGCGAGTTTATCGATGCGGTGGCGATGTGGGCCAAGGCGTACAACAAGGCGGCCGGTGAGATCCAGGAGGAGGTGTTCACCGACGATGAGGATAAAGCGATCCTCACCTTCGTGGTCTATTTCGCCTCTGGCTTCAAGGTGCAGGCGCTCTCCAGCAACCCCTCCAACCTGCGGGGGATGCAGGGCAATGTGACCATCGACGAGGCTGCTTTCCACGACCGACTGGCCGAGGTGTTGAAGGCCGCCATGGCGCTGACCATGTGGGGCGCCAAGGTGCGCTTGATCAGTACCCATAACGGCGTCGATAACCTGTTTAACCAGCTCATCAACGACAGCCGAGCGGGCCGCAAAGAGTATTCCATCCATACCATCAGCCTGGACGATGCTTGCCGCCAGGGGCTCTATCGCCGGATCTGCCAGGTCAAGGACGGCCTTTGGACACAGGAAGCAGAGGACGCCTGGAAGGCGGGGCTGCTCAAGGCCACCGCCACCGAAGAGGATGCCCTTGAGGAGTATTTCTGCGTACCCAAGCAGAGCAGCGGCGTCTATATCAAGCGCACCCTGATCGAGCGGGCGATGCAACCGGATATCCCTATTCTGCGCTTTACCGCCCCCAAAGACTTCGAACTGCAGAGCGAGGAGACCCGTAAGGCAGTGGTGGATATCTGGTGCGAGGAGAACCTCAAGCCCTGTCTGGAAGCACTCGATCGCAGTTGCCGCCATGCGTTTGGAGAGGACTTCGCCCGCAAGGGCGATTTGTCGGTGTTCGTTCCGCTCTCCATCGCCACCAACTTGCGCAAACGGGTGCCCTTTGTGGTGGAGCTGGTCAATGCCCCCTATGAGAGTCAGCGCCAGATCCTGTTCTACCTGCTGCAGGGGCTGCACCGTTTCACGGCGGCGGCCTTCGATGCCACCGGTAACGGCGGCTATCTGGCAGAGGCGGCCCGCTTGCGCTGGGGGGCCGGAATGATCGAGTGCGTGATGCTCAATGACCCCTGGTATCGGGAGTGGATGCCCAAGCTCAAGGCCGAGTTCGAGGATGGCAACCTGACAATCCCGCGCCATGCAGACGTGCAGGATGACTTGGGGAAAATCCAGGTCATCAACGGCATCCCCAAGATCGACAAGGGCAAGAACACCGGCCAAGGGGGCCAACAGCGCCACGGTGACTTTGCGGTGGCCTTGGCCATGGCGGTGCGGGCCAGCTGGATGGAGGGGGGCGCCATCGAGTTCACCCCACTACCAGGTAAACGTGATGACCATGGCAGCGACAACAACGATGACTATCACCGATATGAGCGAGGAGCCTGGTAATGGGCAGGATCATTGATATCCATGGCAAAGCCATGAGCCTGGAAAAAGAGCCGCAGACCGAGAACGATGCCAAGTTGGCCCAGCTGCGCCGTCACTACAGCGATCACCCGACCATCGGGCTGACCCCAGGCAAAGCAGCTGCTGCACTGAAAGAGGCCGAGGAAGGGGGCCTGATCGCCCAGTGCGAGCTGGCCGAAGACATGGAGGAGAAGGATGCCCACCTGCAGAGCGAGCTCGGCAAACGCCGCCGCGCCCTGCTGGGGGTGAGTTGGACAATCGAGCCGCCTCGCAATGCCACCCCGGCCGAGAAGCGCGATGCCGAGCTTATCCGGGAGCTGCTGGAGGACTTCACCTGGTTGGATGATGCCATCTTTGACGCCACCGACGGGATCCTCAAGGGGTTCAGTGCCCAGGAGTTCAGCGGCTGGGAGATGGTCGAGGGGCTGCAAATCCCCAAGGGTATCATCTGGCGCGACCCTGCCTGGTTCCAGACCCACCCCGACGATCGCAATCAGCTGCGCTTGCGAGACGGCAGCCAGGAAGGGGTTGCTCTCAACCCGTTTGGCTGGCTGCTGCACAAGGCCAAGTCAAAATCGGGGTATCTGGCTCGCACCGGCCTTGTCCGCACCCTGGTCTGGCCGTTCCTGTTCAAGAATTACAGTGTGCGGGATCTTGCCGAGTTTCTGGAAATCTACGGCCTGCCGGTGCGGCTGGGCAAATACCCGGAAGGGGCGACCGAAAAAGAGAAGGCCACCCTGCTGCAGGCGGTGCTCTCCATCGGCCATAACGCCGGGGGCATTATCCCGCGCGGGATGGAGATTGAGTTCCAGAACGCTGCCAGTGGTCAGGCTGATCCCTTCGTGGTGATGATGGAGTGGTGCGAGCGCTCCATGAGCAAGGCCATCCTGGGGGGCACCTTGACCTCACAGGCTGATGGCAAGAGCTCGACCAATGCCCTGGGCAATGTCCATAACGAGGTGCGCCAGGAGGTACGGGATGCCGACCTGCGTCAGCTGGCCGCCACCCTGACCCGCGATCTGGTTTATCCGCTCTATGCCCTGAACGGCAAGAGCTACCAGGGGCCGCGCCGTTGCCCCCGGTTGGAGTTTGATGTGACCGAGCCGGAGGATATGCGCGATTTGGCCTATCCACTGCGGGCTCTGGTGGGGATGGGAATGCAGATCCCGGCGCAGTGGGTACGGGATAAGTTGCAGATCCCGACCCCCAAAGAGGGGGAGGAGGTACTGATCATCGTTGACAAACAGGCCGGGCAGGGAGAGGCCGCGCTCAAGGCAAAGGGACTGGCCGCGCTGGCTGCAAGTAAAGGTGAAGCCGACAAGGGGGATAACAACGATGCCCAGTTGGCCCGGCTGCAGGCCGAGGCGGCCCCTCTGCTGGCGGGGATGACCGATGCTGTCCAGGCGCTGGTGATGCAAGCCACTACCCTGGAAGAGATCCGGGATGGCTTGTTGGCACTGGAACCAGAGCTCAGCCATGACGAACTGGGGGCGCTGATGGCGCAAGCCATCGCCGCCAGCGAGCTGCTCGGCATGCTTGAGATGGAGGAGGGCCGCTGATGCCCGTTCGCTATGGTTCCTTGCCCTTTGCCGAGGCGATCGCCTTCTTTCGCCAGAAGCTCGATATGCCGAGCGAACGCTGGGCCGATGTGTGGCGCGATGCCCATAACCGCGCCTTTATGGTGGCGGGGGCCACCAAGACGGATCTGCTGGCTGACCTGCGCGGGGCGGTAGACAAGGCGATCAGTGAAGGGCAATCCATCGGGGCCTTTCAGAAGGCGTTCAAGGAGATTGTGGCCCGCCACGGTTGGGAGCATACCGGGCCCGCGTCCTGGCGTTCGCAGGTTATCTTCGAGACCAACCTGCGCCAGAGCTATAACGCCGGGCGTGAAGAGCAGATCCAGCGCATCAAGCACAAACGCCCCTATGCGCTCTATCGTCATGGGGACTCCGAGCACCCCAGGGAGTTGCACCTCAAGTGGAACAACTTGGTACTGCCGGTTGATCACCCCTGGTGGGAGGCGCACAGCCCCAGTAACGGCTATGGCTGCAAGTGCAAGAAGTACCTGCTCTCCGAGGCAGACCTCAAGCGGCGCGGTTTGGCGGTCGGCAAGGCCCCGGATGATGGCAAATATGAGTGGGTGGACAAGGCCACCGGGGAGTTGCACAAGATCCCCAGAGGTATCGACCCCGGCTTTGATTATCGTCCCCAGACCCCGGCAGACCTGACCAAGGTGGTGGCCAAGCGCGAAGCGGCCAAGCCTGCGTTGGCCGAGCGCCTGCCAGAGCGGATAGTGGAGAGCGTCTTCTCCAGTGTCAAAGGTGTCACCGCCCAAGGTTTGAGTGACCTGATGGCCCAGTTGCCAGCTCCCCAGCGTGAACCGTTGGCGGCGTTCCTCAAGGCACATCCGGTCAAAACGCTGTTTATCAAGCAGGCCGAGATGGGGAAGGGGGCGGCAGGGCTCAAGGTTGCCCCGGCTATCGCTGATTACTTGGGCAAAGATCCCTATCTGGTGCGCTCCTTTTACTATTCGCGCCGGGCCAGCAGGGTTAACGGCTTTACCGCAACCAGCTGGGATCATCTGGTTATCAAGGTAAAGGGGGGCGATACTTTAAAGACGGTGGATATGCAGGCAGTGCAAGCGGCGGCTGCCGACGTGTTGGCTGATGCCTACGCTAATCGCGGCCCGCGCCAATTGCTGCCAAGAGGCGCCAGTGGTGCAGCCTTGCGCCGTCATTGGAGTGTGTCGGCCAATGTAGGCGATAAACTGGGGGAGTCGGCCCAGCGGATCTCGACCTGGTTGCATGAACTCGGCCATCAGGTTCACTTCTGGGCCGGGGAGCTCAATCTCACCGGTATCGGTCTGATTACCGAATATGCCGGAACCAATGGCAAAGAGATGGCTGCCGAGGCGTTTGCCGCCTGGGTGCTGGCGAGGGAATCCATGCTGGAGTACTTTCCCGAACTGGCCAAGGGGGTGGAAGCCATGCTGGCCAAAGCAACGGCAGCCACTACCAAAGGCGGCCGCTAGTGGCCCCGGAGATCAAAATATAAAGGAGCGAGAAGATGACCTTGCTGGAACAAGCCAGCGCCCTGCTGGCACAGGATGGCCCCTTTACCCTGGCGCAAGCCAAGGCGCTGGATGCCTTGTGTGAGCAAGCCCGTGATGAGGAAGCTGACCTGATGGGGGATCTCTGGGAGGCCGCCATGGCAGTCGCTGATGAGGAGGCCTTGCATTATATGACCACCTTTGAGGATGAGATCTGATGGCGGGCAGCTTTATCGCCATCAGCCACCATGGGGTGGCTGATGCCCACGAACTGCTGGCCAAGCTCTACCAGCAAACCGGTGATCTCAGTGAGCCGCTGGCCGATATTGGCGAGGGGCTGCAGCTGTCGCACCGGGATCGCTGGGATGTGCAAGAGAGTCCGGAAGGGGAGCCCTGGGCCCCGCTCTCGGAGAAGTACCGTGCCCGCAAGCCGCGTCATGCCGATGAGGTGCTGCGTCTGAACGACGATCTGCGCGATACCCTCAACTATCAGGCCGAACCCCAGACTCTCTACTTTGGTACCCCCATGGGATATGGTGCCGCCCACCAGTTCGGCCGTGAGGAGATTCACCTGCCCGAGCGTCCCTATATGGGGCTGTCAGAAGAGGATAAACAGAGCGTGTTGGAGACGTTGGAGAGCTATCTGGCCTCCGAAGGGCTGTAACTCTCTTGGCGCTATTCTGGGATTAATCTGGACGGATGCTTGTCCGAAATAGAGCATGCGCCTTCATGAGGCCATTAAACACGTTTAAACAGTGTTGCCGTTACAGTTGTCACCCGCGCTTGTCCCTCTCTCAGTTGCCAACACGGTAGAGAGGGCGCCGTGCTCCTCATTTTGGCCTGAAACACTGTCACCACTACTCACTTCCGTCGAACATTGTTCTTAAGTTTTCCTTAAGAATGCGCCAATAACATGTGTCGTTGCCTCTGTATGACAACGCTTGCTGTTATAAATGACATTTTTGTTTCTAGCTATTGTTTTTGTTGTTAACGGGGCCGTAACATCATGGTTTTTAACGGGTAAATGGACACCCCAAAAATGAAAATAAAAGTAGTACCCTTTGTGTTATTGGTGGCATTTGGTTTTTCCTTATTACAAAACTGGCCGATTTTATTACATTTTGCCGATATTCTGCTCGGGCTCGAACATTTCAAGATTGGTTTCGCTATTTCCATCCCCATCGTATTGATTGCGGCACTGAACTTCGTGCTGATGCCCTTTTCCATTCGCTATTTTGTGAAGCCCTTTTTCGCCTTCCTGTTCATCGCAGGTTCGATAGTCAGCTATGCCATGCTGAAGTACCGGGTCATTTTTGACCGGGACATGGTGCAAAATGTGCTCGAAACTAACAGTGGCGAGGCGGGAGCCTACCTCAACCTCTCTGTCATCTTGTGGGTCGCGCTCATCGGTGTGTTGCCCGCCGTGCTGCTCTTCTTTGTCAAGATCGAGTATCCCCAGCGCTGGTATCGTGGCCTGTTGGCCAGAGGTGCGTCCATGCTGGCCTCCCTGGCGGTGGTCGGCGTGGTGCTGGCGCTCTACTACCAGGACTATGCGTCGGTCGGGCGCAACAACACGACGCTGAACAAGGAGGTGGTACCGGCCAATTATGTCTATGCCACCGCCAGATATGTCTATAAACGCTATCTGCAGGCACCCATGCCGTTTCAAAAGATTGGCGAAGATGCCACGCGCGAGCCCGGCAAGGAGAAGCCCACCCTGATGTTCCTGGTTGTGGGAGAGACGGCCCGTGGTGAAAACCTCTCCATGAACGGGTATGCCAAAGAGACGAATCCGTTTACCTCGAAACAGGAAAATGTGGTGTCGTTCAAGGATGTGCGCTCCTGTGGTACGGCGACGGCAGTCTCGGTGCCCTGCATGTTCTCGAACATGGGGCGTGCTGGATTTGACAGCAACAAGGCTCGCAATAGCGAAGGCTTGTTGGATGTGTTGCAACGCACCCAGGTCAGCGTGCTGTGGAAGGAGAACGATGGAGGGTGCAAGGGAGTGTGTGACCGGGTTCCGACCATCGAGATCAAGCCTGCGGACTTCCCGGCCCTGTGTGACAAGGAGACCTGCTTTGACGAGGTCATGCTGGAAAACCTGCAGCACGAAATCGCCAATATGAAAGGGGACAAGCTGGTGGCCTTCCATCTGATCGGCAGTCATGGCCCGACCTACTACAAACGCTATCCCGATGAGCATCGCCACTTCCAACCGGACTGTCCGCGCAGCGATATCGAGAACTGCACCAGCGAGGAGCTGATGAATACCTATGACAACACGATCCGTTATACCGACAACGTGGTTGCCAAGATGATCGAGCGGCTCAAGCAGTATGAAGGGAACTACAACACCGCCCTCATTTATCTCTCCGACCATGGGGAGTCCCTGGGGGAACTGGGGCTTTATCTGCACGGTACCCCCTACAAGTTTGCCCCGGATGAGCAAACCAAAGTGCCATTCCAGGTCTGGATGTCGCCGGGTTATATCGTCGAGAAAGGCATGAACATGGCGTGTTTGCGTGACAGTGCCGCCGCCAAAAGCTATTCCCACGACAACCTGTTCTCGTCCGTGCTGGGACTCTGGGGGGTGAACAGTCAGGTTTACAATCCGGAGCTGGACATGTTCCAGCCGTGCCGGACAACACAATAATTCAGATATAGGAGGGGCCTTGTATGGCCAAACCAGGTGCTACCGGTTTGATCCGGGTGATCCATGCCACCGGCTACAGCATGAAAGGGCTGAACTCGGCCTGGCGGCATGAGGCCGCATTTCGTCAAGAATTGCTGCTGATCCTCTTGCTGACGCCGCTGGCGTTTGTGGTGGGCAAGGATCTGCCACAGACCCTGTTGCTGCTTGTGCTGGCCTGGCTCGTGGTGGTGGTCGAGATCCTAAATTCGGCCATCGAGGCCGTGGTGGATCGCATTGGCCACGAGCACCATGAACTCTCCGGACGGGCCAAGGATCTCGGTTCGGCCGCCGTCTTCATCACCCTGATGATGAATCTGGTGGCATGGGGAGCACTGGCGGGACGCAACCTGCTACATCTGTGGTGAGCGTAGTGAGTCCACAAGGGGCCGGATGGCCCTTTGTTTATTTCTCAGCGGCTTAAGTTTCGCTTAATCGAGTCTGACTACACTCAACAGGTATTCGAACGGATTTCACTACCCATGCCGGTGCCATCAAGGAGCAATCATGAACAAATACCCATCCCCCCTGATCGTCATTCACTGGATGACCGTGGTTTTGGTGCTGACGGCCTATGCCACCAGCGGCGATCCGACCCGGGGCGCCACTACCATGGACTTCCTGGTTGGCCAGACTCATGTGCTGAGTGGCAGCCTGTTGTTCATCCTGGTGCTATGCCGTCTGTTTGTCCGTCGCCTGATGCCGGTGCCTGAGGTGATGGCGCATACCCCATGGCTCACCCTGGCGGCCAAGGCAGGGCATGGTCTGCTCTATCTGTTTATGTTGCTGACGCCGGTGGCGGGCTGGCTCAAGCTCTCCGGCAAGGTGACCTACTTTGACGCTATCTTGTTCGAGCTTCCCCTGATGGGGAAACCTGGACCCTTGTTGCATCAGTTGGGCAATCTCCATCAGACGATAGGCAATGTGTTCATTACTCTGGTGGGCTTGCATGCTGCGGCCGCTTTGCTGCATCACTACTATTTCAAAGATGACACCTTGAGAAAGATGATGTTTCGCTGATGATTGTGTGATTGCTGTAATGGGTATCCGAGCTGTGAGAGAAATCATCTGACGGCCAGAGGGAAAGTAAATGCAATCGCCGTCATATCTCTAATCCACCATAAACCCCATCTCTTTTCATGCCGCCGCACTATGGCGGCATGAACATATCCAAGACCCAATACTCAACGCCCCTCGTGGCCATCCTCCATGCCAACCCAGTCAGCGGGGAGCGGCTGGCGGTGCTCGATGCGCATTTAACCCCTCAAGGCGATGGCTGGTACCAGTTGTTGCCGGTCGGCCCGTTCAAAGCCCGTGATGGTCGCCCATTCGATGTGGCGAGTGGCCACTGGCAACTGGACGGGCAGATCGCGGCTGCCCTGATTGCCCGTGCCAAAGTGCTTGGACAAGACATCCTGATCGACTACGACCACCAGACCCTCAAGACTGACCAGAATGGCCAGCCTGCACCTGCGGCCGGTTGGTACAACGCTGACGAAATTGAATGGCGCGAGGGGCAGGGCCTCTTTATCAAGCCTCGCTGGACCGAGCGGGCTGCCGCCTTGGTGGCTGCCAAAGAGTACCGATTCCTTTCTGCAGTCTTTCCCTATGACGCCCAGGGCCGCCCGCTGGAACTGCGGATGACCGCCATCACCAATGATCCTGGTGTGGTGGGTATGCAGGCACTGGCAGCTCTCAGTGCCTTACCCCTCAAGACCAATCAACCCGGCCAGTTGGCCACTGTACCCAAGGAGAGACCCATGAACGAGGCAATGCTCGCCCTGCTGGCCAAGCTGGGCATTCAGGTGGAGGAGGGCTGCGAGCTCACCGCCGAACAGGGACAGGCTGCCCTGTCGGCCCTCGACACCCTGCAAAGCGCGGCAGGCAAAACTGCCAGCGCAGAAGCCGCTTTGGCTGCCCTCAAGGCCCAGCCGGTGCAACAGGGCGGCCAGATTGACCTGGCCAAGTATGTGCCGGTGGCGACCTATAACGCCCTGGTGACTGAAGTGGCCACGTTGAGCGCCAAGGTCGAGACCACGGATGCCACGACCCTGCTCAAAGATGCCCGTGCCCAGGGCAAGGTGGTGGCCGCAGAAGAGGAGTATTTGACCGCCTATGCCGCCCAGAAGGGGGTGGCAGCCCTCAAGGCATTGCTGGAGCCCCGTCCGGCGATTGCCGCCCTGGCCGCCAGCCAGACCACCCAGGTGACTCTGCCTGAGAAGAAGGGGGATGCGGTGCTCTCGGCGGATGACAAGTATGCCGCCGACCAGCTCGGTATCAGCCACGAAGAGTTTGCCAAGGCCAAGCAGGCTTAAGCGCAGACCCTACCACGCCATTTATCCAGAGAAGGAACACCCGTATGGCCATGATTACACCCGCGCTGTTGCAGGCCCTCTTCACCGGCTTCAAGAAGAACTTTGAAGACGCCAAGGGTGAAGCGCCTGCCCAGTACACCAAGATCGCTACCGTGATCAAATCGACCACCAAGTCCAACACCTATGGCTGGTTGGGCAAGTTCCCCAATCTGCGCAAGTGGGTCGGTGATCGGGTGATCGAGTCGATGAAGGCGCACGGTTACCAGATCGTCAACGAAGACTTCGAGGCCACCGTCGGCGTCGATCGCAACGATATCGAAGATGACGAGCTGGGTATCTACGCGCCGATGTTTGCCGAGATGGGCCGTTCGGCGGGTATTCACCCCGATGAGCTCTGCTTTGGTCTGCTCGGTGCTGGCTTCACCACGCCTTGCTATGACGGCCAGTATTTCTTCGACACCGATCACCCTGTCTATCCCAAGGCCGATGGCACCGGTACCCCTGTTCTGAGCGCCAACGTGGTGGTGGATGCCGGTTATCAGGGGGAGCCCTGGTTCCTGCTCGATACCAGCCGTGCTCTCAAGCCAGTCATCTTCCAGGATCGCAAGTCGCCGCAGTTGATTGCCATGACTAAGGTCGATGACGAGTCGGTATTCACCCGCAAGGAGTTCCGTTACGGGGTCGATTGCCGCGATGCCGCAGGCTTTGGCTTCTGGCAACTGGCCTTTGCCAACAAGCGGGCGTTGACCCCCGACAACCTGTGGGATTCTTTCTCCAAGATGCGGGAGTTTCAAGCCGATGGTGGCCGAAAGCTCGGGGTGAAGGCCACTCTGCTGGTGGTACCGCCCTCCCTTGAGAAGCTGGCGACCCAGATGCTGGAGCGAGAGCTGTCGAACAGCAGCAGCAACGAGCTGAAAGGCAAGTTGGAGCTGGTGGTGGCTGACTACCTCTAACCCTGCGTTATGCCTGTTTAAAGCGGGGTTAAACAGCTGCCAGGCACTGTTTAACCCCCGGTTTAAACAGCCTCTCTATCAGATACGACGAGGAAAACATGAGATGGAACAAGAGATGGAACTGGCTATTCGAGTGGGGATTACGTCAACAGTTCGTCAGGTCTATTTTCGCGCGGGCCTGCCGATTGTACCGGGCAAGTCTGAGATGGTTGTGTCGCCTGAGCAGTGCGCGACCCTGGAGAGCGACCCGCGTCTGGTGGTCGTCCGGTTGGCTGAAGACGCCAGCCTTCAGGCAGGTGATGCACCATCGGCGCCTGGGGATCTGGACGCAACACTGGGCGTCCTGACCGGTTCGGGCTATCTGGCAGGGGTTGTCACCTTGGCTGGCAAGGTCACGCCGCTGGCCGAGATGAAGGTCGATGGGCTGCGCGAGCTGGCGCTGCAGATGGGTATCCCGGAGGCGGCCAAGCTCAAGAAGGCCGAACTGGTGACAGCGATCGCCGCGACCGAAGTGCAATACCCGGTCAAGGATGAGCAGTCATCTGGCCAGAACGGAGAGCAGTGATATGTACGCCAGCGTCAATGACATGGTAATCCGCTTTGGCGAGGCCGAGTTGCTACGCCTGGCCATGATGCCGACCGGTGAGCTGGATCAGGCGGCCATCACCATCGCCCTGCAGGATGCAGGCGCCTTGATCGATGGCTATCTGGCGGGTCGCTATCCCTTGCCGCTGGCCCATATCCCGAGTGCCCTGGTACCTATCTGCGCCGATATCGCCCGTCACCGTCTCTATGGTGAACAAGCACCGGAGCAGATAGCCAAGCGCAATGAGGCCGCCCTGGCCTTTCTGAAATCGGTTGGCAAGGGGGAGCTGGCGCTGGGGTTGGCATCCGATGGCGCCACCCTGGAGAGCCAGAACCTGGCTCAACTGCAGTCGGATGGGCGGGTGTTCGGGCGGGATAAGGGGGGCTTTCTATGAGCCAACCCGCCAACCCGTCTGGTACCGAACTCGACTACCTGCAGGCGGGCGAGCGGCTGCGTGAGCTGCTGACCCCCCTGAAAACCAAGGGGCTCAAGGAGGTGTTTGTGGCCACCGATGTGGCGGCCATCGCCAATCTGGGCCAGCACAGCCCGGCGGTGCATGTGGTCTATCAGGGCGAACGTGAGAGCGAAGGCACCCAGTCAGGCCGGGCCAGCAGCTTTGATCAGCTCTGGTTGCTGGTGCTGGTGCATCGTGCCAGCCCCAGGGAGGTCAGTGCCGGAGTGTGGCTTGGCCGCATCCTGCAGGCCGTCAGTGGGCGAGCATGTGGTGACAGTACCTTTCGCCGCGAAACCCCACCGGTCAAACCCAGTTACAGCGGCGGTGCGGCTTATTTGCCGCTTGCCTTTACTACCCGAGTGAAATTCAAAGGAGAGCGATGATGAGCGAAACACTGCACCTGGAAGGGGATCTCTTTATCGAGACCTTTACCAACGGGGTCTCGGCCGGGGTGATTGGCCCCATCGATGTGGATAGCCTGGAAGTGAAACCCGACAGCCAGAAGATCTCCATTCCCAGCAAGCGCAAGGGGCAATACGGTCAGGCGCGGGAGAACTACCACATTCCCAAGCCTGCCATGGTCACCATCAAGACCACCGAGATCCCGCCCGTGCTGCTGGCCGCCGCCTTTATGGGTCTGGAGAGCCCCATTAATCAGGGGGCCGGGACGCTGACTGATCTGCCGGTGACCCTGCCCGCCTATCCAAAGTGGGCCCAGCTGGGCAAGAGCAATATTGCCGCAACCGGTCTGGCCATCAAGGAAGGGGCCACGGCGCTGGTAGTGGGTACCGATATCGAGGTTAACTATGCGCTCGGGCTGGTACGGGCGATCAAGGGTGGCTCGGTGGCGGACGGTGGCAGCTTGACGGTCAGCGGTACCTATAACGCGGTGACTGGTACCCGCATCGCGGGCAACATCCAGCCGGAGATCAAGGCGCGACTGCTGCTTGATGGCCGCAGTATCGTCAGTGGCGAAACAATCAAACTGACAGTGCCCCGTGCCAGCTTGTCCCCCAAGAAGGCGGTGGACTTTATGAGCGACAAGCCCATCGAGATCGAGCTGGAGGGGGAGCTGCTGGCCGTGGATGGCGAGACTGCCCCCTTCTATGTGGATCGACCGGTCACCGTTTAACCCCTGCTTGTTGTTCAACCGACTCAAAGGCCCCGATCGCTCGGGGCCTTTGCTTATGACTAATCCGCCATAAACCCGCCCATCCCTGCCCATCCTGCACCATATGGCAATCGGCCCAGTAGCCTTATGAGCGCAGGAAATCTGATGAGCACCAACACCACCCTCAAACTTGCCCTGGAGCTGGCGGCCAAAGTCACCGGCCGGGAAGACTTGGCCGCGTTGGCGGGTGAGGTGCAGGAGCTGGGCCCGATCTCGGACGAGACGGCCTCCGAAACGGCGCAACTGGCTGAAACCCTCGAATCGTTAAGCCGCCAGCAGGCGCTGATCCAGCAGTTCAATGATTCAAAGGCCGCCCTGACCCAGCTCGAACTGGCGACCGTGCTCAGCCGTGACAAGCTGGAGCAGTTGCGCCGCGAGCAGCAAGCAGGCAGCGGTGACGCCAAGGCGCTGGCCGAACAAGAGCGGTTGCTGACTTCCGAGGTCAAGCAGCTGGAGCGCCAGCTGGTCGCTCAATCCGCCAGTCATACCCGCCTGCACGCAGGGCTCAAGCAGTCCGGGCTCGACACCAAGAACCTTGCCCAGGAACAGCAGCGCCTGCAGCGTGAGCTGACCAGGAGTGTTGCCCAGACCGAACGGCTGGGGCGCGAGCTTAGCCAGGGTGGGCAGCATGCCGGTGGTTTTCAAGGGGCCATCGGCAGTCTGACCGGCCGCCTGGTGGCCATGGCCGGTACTTGGTTCGGTATCCAGACCCTCACCAGCCAACTGATGGCCATGTTCCAGACTGGCGATCAGGCCGAGCGCCTCGATGTGCAGCTCAAGGCGGTGATGGGGTCGATTGCCGGTGGCAAAGAGGCGTCAGCCTGGATCCAGGACTTTGCCAAGAATACCCCCCTGCAGCTCAGTGAAGTCACCCAGGTGTTCGTGCGCCTCAAGGCGTTCGGCATCGACCCCATGGCGGGGGCCATGCAGGGCATTGTCGATCAGGCGTTCAAGTTGGGCGGCGGTTTTGAAGAGGTGCAGGGTATCTCCTTGGCGCTCGGCCAGGCTTGGGCCAAGCAGAAGCTGCAGGGTGAGGAGATCCTGCAGCTGATTGAGCGGGGCGTACCTGTCTGGCAGATGCTGGAGCAGGTGACTGGCAAGAATACTGCCGAGCTGCAGAAGCTCTCTGAGGCAGGCAAGCTGGGCCGCGAGACCATCTCTGCGCTGATGAATGAGATTGCCACCCAATCGCGCGGGGCGGCTGCCGACAACATGAGTCTGCTTTCCGGGCTTATCTCCAATGCCCAGGACAACCTCGCCAAGTTTTACCGGATGGTGGCCGAGAGCGGGGCGCTGGCCTGGCTCAAAAACCAGCTGGCCAACCTTAACGCTGAATTCGACAGGATGGCCAATGATGGTCGCCTGCAGGAGTGGGCGCAGCGCCTCTCCGATGGTTTTATCTCCATGGGGGAAACCCTCAAGTCGCTGATCCAGACCCTCTATGAGTGGCGCACCGCGCTGACCGTGCTGGCCCAGGCTTGGTGGGGATTAAAAATTGCCAGCTGGATCGGCGAGCTGCGCGGTCTTTATGCCCAGTTTATCGCCATGCCGGTGGCGACAGCGACAGCGGCAGGCGGCATGACCACTGCTGGAACTGCAGCGGCGGCTGCCTCGATAGGTGTTAGGGCCCTGGGCTTGGCCGTCAAGGGGTTGCTGGCTGCCGTGACGGTCGAATCCATCATCCAGATCACCCAGTTCGCCTCTGCCTTGCGCCAACTGGTGCAGGCTGAGCTGGCGCTCCGGGAGGCTCAGGCGCTGCGCTCCGAGACTCAGGCCCGCCTCAATGGTCAGTTTGCGGCCCTGTCAGCCGAGCTTGGTTTCGCCATCACCAGCATGGCGGATCTTGATCGCCTGGTCGCCGAGGGCAAGGTGCATTACGACGAGGCCACCGGAAGCTGGCGACAAGGGGCTGCAGCCGTTAAAGCGCTGGGTGATGAGGCCAAGAGTACCCGTGATTATCTGGCCGAGATCAATGCGGTGGCAAAGCAAACCGCAGCTGATGGCCCAGCCAAACTGGCTGAGGCGTTTAAGGTGCTCGGCCTCGATTTTGAGCAGGCCAATGGCCGTATCGGTGCGGGATTTCAGAAGACCATCGGCGCCCTGGATGTATTGGTGGCACACACGGGGGCCAGTAGTGCCGCCATCGAGGAGGCGCTGGCCGCCGCCTACAACAGCGCCAAGACCACCGCCGAGATCGATGCGGTGATCGAGCGTCAGACGCAACTGGCCGCCCAGGGCAAAATCACAGGGGATGCGCTGGCTCGCTCCATGGCCATCGCCGCCGATGCCATGGCCAAGGTGAAAGGGGGGAGTGGCGATACCAAGCAGGCCGTTGCTGCCATTGGTGATGGTTTTGACGAAGCAGCAGCGCGGGCCAAAGGGGCCACAGATGCGATGCGGGCTAATCTGCGCGGCGTGCAGGATGAGGCCAAGCAGACCCAGACCAGCCTTGCCAGTAGCGGCGGGGGCGGTGGTCGAGGTGATATCACTCGCACCGTGAATGCCGGTTCCTTCTACTACAAGAGCGTGGATATCAACAGCCTGCGTGGCAATGCCGAGGGGCTGGCCAATACCCTGGCCGGAGTGGAGGAGGAGCTGGCCCGCTACAGCCAGAAGGTCAAGGACATTCCGGCCTACAGCGAGTGGAGCAAGTATTACGGCGAGAAGTTCCAGAAGGAGATGGAGGTGATGCAGGCCCGCCTCAAAGAGGAGCTCAACAAAGCGTTGGCCAAAGAGAGTGCCAAAACCAATCAGGCCGCAGCTCAGCCACCGGCTTCGGCTGTCGCGCCATCTCCCCCCGGCCCCAACTCCCCAGGAACACGCAGGCCCTTGTCCGAGCGGATCACAATAGAGCTCAAAGGGGCAGGGGGCTCGGCCGAACTGCAGGCCGATGAGGCCAATGCGAATGCCCTGATATCCCTTCTTAAACAGCAAGGACTTCGCCAATGAACGTGACCTTAAACAGCGTGCTGCTGCCAGATGATCTGGTCTGGCGCGACGAGTTCGAGTGGGCGCCAGTCGAGCAGGTGGTGACCCCGACCTTGAGTGGCGCCCTGTTGGTGGAGGAGACCGCCAAGCCCGAGGGGCGGCCGCTGACTCTGAGCGGGCATTGCTCCCGCGCCAAGGTGCAGGAGCTCAAGGCGCTGGAGGTGCAGGTGGCCCAGCTGATGACGTTGACCCTGCTCGATGGCGTGGCCCGCACTGTGGTGTGGCGCCGCCCTGGCGTGGTGGCCATGCCACTGGTGGAGATGGCCGACCCGGAAGGGGGCGACCCCTATGTCTTGACCCTGAATCTTACAGAGGTAACCCCATGACCATTCTCTCTGGCGATATCGTGTTGTTGGCCAGCCAGCGCCTGGTTGATACCGATGACGGCGGCGGTCGCATCACTGGCCGCGAGATCATCAGCGGCAACCATAACAGCCTGTTCCCTGACATAAGCGACATGGATCGGGCCTATGGCACCGTGAATATGCGCAAGGCGTTTCTGGCGGTGCAGACGGACGACACCGACACCTACTATGGCGCCAATGCCATGGTGCTGCTGCCGCCCAGTGACCCCAGCGTCAACCTGACGCTGATGACCACCAAAGACCACAACGACACCCGCGATAACGCCCGCAACACCCTGGAGCGCTATCAGGCCCGAGGCCCGAAGTGGCAGGGGGTGCTCTACGATACCCAGCTGGAAGGGCAGCGGGCGATCCGCATCCTGCAACGCATTGAGGTGCGGTTGCCGGAGATCGGGGAGGTGCTGGTGCTGGTCGGCAACGAAGGGAAGGGGAACGAGGTTGAGCAGTATGTGCGGGTTGACCGGGTAACCGCCGAGCTGCGCAAGTTCGGGGTAGCAGGCTACCAGGGCGAGTTCACCCGCAACGTGGTCACTTGCGTGATCACTGACCCACTGCGTCACACCTTTGAAGGGGAGCAGCCCAGCCCCTATGACCAGGCAACCACCAAGACCACCCTGCGGGAAACCGTGGTGGCCGATGCCGCCAACTACTTTTCGACCACCAAGCTGGTCGCGGATGCGGCGCTCGGGGCAATGCGGGTGCAGGCCAAGACCATTTTCACCCAGCTGGTACCCAGTGCCCGCAGTGAAACCCCGGTGGTGGATCTGACCGCTGCCGGTGAGCTGGGCGCTCTGCTGGAATCCGGGGTTGGCAGTCCCCACACCTTCACCACCACCTCACCGGTCAGCCCCAGTCAGGGGCTGTTCCTGGGGATTGGTGCCATGCCGGGCAGCGTATCGGTCACCATCGGCGCGGCAGTGATCACCGACAAGGGCGGCGAGCTGTTCCTGGTCGGTACCGTGGTGGGGGCTATCGACTACGGGCGCGGCCTGCTGACCTTCAACAGCCAGTGCCCGAACTATGGCGCGGCCAGCAAAACCGTGAGCTTTCGCCCGGCAGTGATGCCATCGCGCATCGCTGACACGGCCCAGATCCAGATCGCCGCCAACAACCGGGGCTATGCCTACACCGCGACCCTGCTGCCCACCCCTTGCCCCGGTTCGTTGACCGTCAGCTATCTGGCCCAGGGCAAATGGTACGACCTCAAAGACAACGGGCGCGGGGAGCTGTTTGGCCAGGACAAATCCTATGGCTCTGGCCTGCTCAACTTCACCACCGGCTCTGTGGTGTTGACCCTGGGGGCGCTGCCGGATGTGAACAGCGCGATCATGTTCAGCTGGGGTACCAAGGTCTCTTACCTCAACCGCGCCAGTATGGTACTGGATCCGGTGCAGCTGACCCATAAGCTGGCCCATGAGGGGATCACCCCCAACAGCCTGACCCTGACCTGGCAAGCCGGTGGCGCGACCAAAACCGCCATCGACAACGGGGCGGGCCAGCTGACCGGGGATGCCACCGGCACCATCAACTATGTGACCGGCGATCTGGCCCTGCGGGTGGCAACCCTGCCAGATGGCGGTCAGGAGTACCAGGTTGTTTACCAGTACGGCGAGCCGGACACCCAACGCTTTGACTACCCGGCCCGTAACCCGGACGGGACGATCACCCTGCAGCTGACCAAGCAGAACCTGACCCCCAGGATGGTCTCGCTGCGCTGGAATGCCCTTTATGAGGATGTGAAGGACGACACCGAACTGGTGATCGCTACCCGTGACCCGATCATCAGTGTGCGCGACAACGGCGCGGGCAAGCTGCTGGATGCGGCAGGGGTGGAACGGGGCAGCGTCAACTACACCACCGGCCAGATCACCATCAAGCCGGATGGCCAGGGCGGCATTCCAAAAACCCGCTATGAGTGGCGCACCATCGGCACCTATGGCGATGGCCACGGTAACACCATTGCCCGCCAGCGCTGGACACTGGTGGAGATCTACTACGTGCAGGCCGCTTACCTGTTCCCGGTGGACGACAGTGGTTGGGTCGAGGTGGAGTACCGCAGCAACAATGCAAGCCAAGCGGGCCAAGATACCGTGAAGGCTACCCCGCTGGTGCTGGATATCACCCCGCGCAATGGCGAGGCGATCCTGGCCAACTCAGTGCGCTTTGCGCTGGGTGGGTCGGTCTATGTGGACAGGCAAGGTATCCTCTATCGCAACATCGACCCAGCAACCGGGGCCGGTGAGCAGGCCGGGACGCTGGATTACGCCACCGGCAAGGCCACCGTCACGGTCTGGAACCCTGGTGCGGCGCCCGTACCTGCCCTGAGTTCGCTGGTCACCAGCATGGTGGCCCAGACGGTGGACGAGGTGACATTCAGGACGCCGGGGGCTCCCATTGCGCCATCCAGCCTCTACCTGAGTGGCAACACCGCAGACGGGCGCCGGTTTGAGGTGACCGCCAACGGCGATGGCACCATCACCAGCCAGGATGTAACCGGCAAGGTGGACTATCAGACCGGGGTGGTCTCGGTGCGCTTTGGCCGCTTGGTGACGGCAGCGGGCAACGAGAGTAAACCCTGGTTTGACCCGGATAGGGTGGTCGATGGCAAGATCTGGCGCCCCTTGTCGGTGGTGGCTGACACCATCCGGTTTAATGCGGTGGTCTATAGCTATCTGCCGCTCGATGCGGATCTGATCAAGCTGGATCCGGTGCGCCTGCCATCCGATGGCCGGGTGCCCTTCATTCGCAAGGGTTACATCGTGGTGGTGCATTCCACCAAGCGCAGCGCCTTCCCCATGGGGGTACAGGCCGGGCAGCAGCTCAACACCGGGCGCGAACGGCTGGCCTATTGCCGGGTGGAGGACAAGAACGGCAAGGAGCTGGCGCCGCAGCTCTACAGCGTCAACATGAACAGCGGGATGGTGACCTTAGCCAGCCCGCTGAACCTGACCGGCTATGTGGAGCCGCTGACCGTGGTTCACCGGATCGAGGATATGAGCTTGGCCACCGATGTGGAGATTTCTGGCCGGATCACCCTGGCTCGGCCCCTCAGTCACAACTATGAGGCGGCGGATACCCTGGTCTCCAGCGCCCTCATTATCGGTGACCTGTGGGCCCGCTATGGGGCGCTGTTCGACCAGCGCACCTGGACAAATAACTGGTCTGATTTTCTGATTGGCGACCCCTGCACGGCGGAATACAACGACACGGATTTCCCGATCGTGGTGACCAACCGGGCGACCCTGCAAGAGCGCTGGGCCATCATCTTCCAGACCACCACCACGTTTATTTTGGTCGGCGAGCATGTGGGCCAAATTGCGGTGGGGGACGTGAATACCGACTTTGCCCCCATCAACCCCAACAACGGCCAGCCCTATTTCAGGCTTGACCGCCGTGGCTGGGGGGCCGGGTGGGCTGTGGGCAACGTGCTGCGCTTCAACACCTACGCCGCCAATTACCCGATCTGGTTTATCCGCACCATCTTGCAGTCGGTGGCCGCGGTAGATACCGACCGTTTCGAGGCCCAGCTCAGGGGCAACGTCAACCGTTAACCGGTGAGGCGTTGCGCCTTGCCCGTGGAGAGAAAAGTGATGGCTGAATACAAGGTCAAATGGTTTGCAAGCGAGATGCAGGGCGCCCCGAGCCTGGGCGATACCGCAGAGGGCGCTCTGGCGGCGCTACTTAAGGCGGTGCTGGTCACCGGCTTTGGCACCCTGACCATCAACTCGCTGGCTTTCGATACTGCCAAGGGGTGGGCGGTGGCCACCTTTACTGGGGGGCATGCCTATCTGCAAGACTCAGTTGTTCAGGTCGAGGGGGTATCCCCTGCCGCCTACAACGGCGAGCATAGGGTGATGCAGGTCACCGCTACTCAGGTCTGGTTTGAGCTGGATGGCGGCAACCCCGGCGCTGCGGGTTCCGGCGCGGCCATGACCATGAAGGTGGCGCCGCTGGGCTGGACGATCACCCATGAGAGCGGTGACGGGAAGATCTTTATCGTGCGGCCCACCAACGTCAGTGAGTCGGGGAATGTCAGCCTGCGCATCGACAATTCGGCGTTTACGGGGTGGATGGGGCCAAACTATTTCAACTATCTGGCCAAGGTGGCGATGGTTGAGGATGTGGTGGATATCAACAGTTACACCAATATTGGGGAGTGGCGCTGGCCTTGTACCGGGCGCTTTTCCAACCGGCGTTGGGATCTGGTGGGCGATAGCCAGCTGTTTTACTTCATGCCAGCTTATGCGGCAGGTAACTACCAGTTTATGTATAGCTTTGGCTATATCAGAACTGTTCGGCCAGGCGACCGCTATCATGCCGTGATTAACATCTATCCGACTACCAATGCCAATGAGCAGGGGCGTAACTGGCAACAGGGTTCATCTAGTTGGGCGGTTTGGGGCAACCTGTATCCCAATTTTGACAACGCTAGCCACCGGATAATTGCCCGGCCATATCACCAGCTATTCGGAGCCACCAACTGGTTTATTAAAGGGCTGTTTGGCCGATTCGGTAACGGTTTGAACATCCCCAACGGCCCGGACAACGGTTTCTATGTGACCCAGGATCCCACCATGGTGATCGAGAGTGGCAACCACCTGCGTGGGTACTTGCCCGGTTTGGTGTGCCCGTTTGCCACCATAGGGGCATGGGACAGGAAGAACTTCAAAGACCTGCCTGCCATGCCTGGCAAGTTGTTGCGGTTTGTCAGGGTGGGGTTTCAGGAAGATAACTATACCGCTGGGCAGACCTGCCTGATGGGCTTTGACCTGACCGGCCCATGGAGGTAAGTCATGGCGACTTTCCTGCCGTCAAAAGGGTGGCTGATGTTATCGGCCGCCCAGACCATTACCTACGATGCCGCGCTTGATGTAACCGCGACCAGCGGAGCGGAATGGGCCGACTGGTTTGGCGATACCGCCGATATCGGGTTGTTCCGTTATGCCTATAACAAGAGCGGTGCTGCTGATACCGGCGTGTGGGGTGGGTCTATCCCGTTCAAGCCCATTGGGTATCGGTTGAAGATTGGGGCATCCAACGCCTGCTGGACTAACGACCTGTGCGATATGGATCTGGAGTTTCTGGATGCGGCGGGCAATGTGGTCGCCGCCCTTCGCACCCGCACAGATGGCACCTATCGCAGCGGGCTATGGTACGGCCCAAGCCTTGCCAGCCTGACCAAAGCCACCCAGCGAGACGCATACCCGCGCACTTATGGTGAGCTGACCTTTACCCCAACCAGCCTGATTTATACCGATGATGGCGGTCAGCATCGCAACCAGTCATTTACCCTGACCTGCAATATGGCGGTGGTAACGACCCTGCGCTTTAGCAATATGCGCTCCTACGAGACCTATACAGGTGGCAACGGTTGCCGTGCTGAAACCTATTTGCGCATTGCAGGCGGGCCACCTGGGTTTAATGGGGACTTTGCGGCGATGACGGCAGAGCAGTACACCGCGTTGCAGCCGGATTTGGTATTGCCAGTCGGTGCGGCTATTGAGCATCAATCCGGGGTCGGGTTGGTCGCTTCTGGCACTGCACCATCCTACGTCTTGGCCAGGGGAATTTTGCCTGGTCAGACAGGGGTGCTGTTCGATGCGGCTGGCGCTGTGGTTGCCAAACTGGCCTACCTCAATGGTATGGCGGTGCTGACGGTCGGTGGGGTGACCACTCAAGGGCCAGCTGATGCACCCTATCTCGGCTTGGCCGCTATCAATGGGCAGGTGTTTGGCTACTACCAGACCAAGGTGTTTACCCGCTCAACGCAATTCATTGCCTCATCGCAATACAAGATATGGATAGAGCTGCAACCGGGCGACCAACTGGACAGGATAGGGACTGAATTTGTCCCGCTCCAGGTCGAGTTTACCTATGTGCTGTTCACCACCCCGATGACCGTTACCGTGGCCAACCAGGAGGCCCGCGCCCAGTTCCTGCCGCAAAATGTGGCGTGGCAAGGGAAACCGCCATTTTATCCTGGCCCGTTGAGTATCCAGCAGATGAGCCAGCGAGTGATCTGCAAGGGGCGGGATTACTTCTGGATCCGCGATGGGGTGCGCAACGTGGAGCAGGGGTTTATTGAAAGCACGGTGACCATCAGCGGTATGGGGGTACGGCGCCGGGTGCTCTGCTTTACCCAAGATGGCGAGCTGGTTGGCGAGACCTACAGCCGCGCAGCGGATGGGGTCTATCGGTTCGATCTGCTGTGGCTGAATCGCCGTTATATGGTGGTTGCCCAGGATGACCCGGCATATGGCCCTGCCGACTACAACGCGGTGGCCGCCGACTATCAGGCCCCGAAACCCTACACGCCTGGCGAGGGTGTGGCGCCTGCGCCGTTCCCCATGCTGGCCCCGCTCAAGAGGAAATAACCATGATCTCCTATGCCGAAGGGGTGCGCACCAGTCGCGCTCAGCTATTGGCCACGGCCATTGATACAGGCAGCGGGGCCAGTGCCAAGCTGACCATCTACACCGGCACCAAACCGGCACCGGGGGCGGCCACGACTGACCAGCTTGCTCTAGTGGTGCTCACGTTCAGCCACCCCTGCGCCAAGACGATCTCTGGTGGGGTGCTGACCTTGAAACCACTGGCCGAGCAGATGGCTACCGCCAGCGGCGCCCCCACCTGGGGGCGCATTGTTGACCGGGATGGGGCCTTTGTGGCGGATCTCGATGTAGGGGTGCCGGGCAGCGGCGCCGATCTGGAGCTGCCCGCAGCGGAGTTTTTTGCCGGTGCGCTGATCCGCATCAATACCGCCACCATCACTGAACCGTAACCGGGGGCTCGTCATGTCGGCAGAGCAGGCCAGAAAGGATGCGAGCTTAGAACTACGCAAGGCCAGGAACGGCACCGGCCAGCTGGAGCTGAATCAGTCTGAGGTGGTGCGGCTGGTCGGTATCCTTAACGGTACCACCATGCCGCCGCGCCTGAGCGCATCACATGGGCTTGTGCTGGCATCGGTATTGGCTGGCGCCCCGCATCGTTCCAGCGCGATGCTGGGCGGCTCTGTGGTGTTTGATGCAGTGCTTGCCAGCCACACCCATAGCCGTGGGGAGCTGGTCGGCGCGTTCGTCATTGTATGCACCATGACCAGCACATCCCGCGCCCCGGTGCCGGTGATCGCCGGGGAGTATGACCAGAACGTATTCCGGGGCCCTGCCAGTGCAATGGGGGATGCCTGGGAGCGGGCGGATAGCCATTCCCAGGCCCTCAGTAGCGAATGGAAGAAGGCTGGCACCGAGCGGGCAACCAGCCGCTCCCTGTGGCAACAGGCTGCCGTGCATCAGCAGCAGGTGGCTGAGCTGGGCGAGCAGATGCCCCAGACGTTCATGGCCAATCAACAGCGCTTTGCCGAGGGGCTGCCGGTCAGCCAGCAGAACCGCCAGGGCTATGACAGCCTGGCCGCTGGCCATGTGGCGAATCAGTCCCTATGGGTTGAGGCGGCGCCGGTCGTCAGCTGGCGCCTGGTCGGGTTCACCAACCCGCCGCGCTTTGACAAGGTTTGGCAGGCTGACCAGTGGCAAGAGGGTATCCCCATCGGTAAAGGGGTGGCCGCCCAAGCCTGGCACCACGGCCAGCCGCTGATTGAGGGTTGGCGTGATGGCTGGGACGAGGCCATGTGGCCACCCAAGGGCAAGACGCCGCCACCAGAACCACCCAAGCCACCCATCCGCCCCGATAAGCGGGTGCTGCGGCTGGCGTTCGGGCGCAAGCGCGACACGGCAGAGCTGGAGTTTGTCTGGCAGGGCAGTGATGCGGCAATCGTCATTCCAACCCGGAGGGTTTATCTGGTGAGCAATACAGCGAAGATCGTGCGGGTACGCGATGGGCTCGATATCCCGGCCACAGCGGTGAGCATCGAACTCGATACCGACTCCTGGGCGTGGCAGTTCAGCGCTCAAATCCCCCGTATCGCGGCGGCTGCGTTGACCGATGAGGAAGAGGTCAGTATCCATATCAACGGTCAGCAATGGGACTGCGTGTGTGATGGCTGGCAATCGAGCCAGAGCTTTGGCCGCGAGTCGGCAACGCTGACCGGCCGCTCTCGTACTGCTTACCTGTCACCGACCCATGTATTGGCGCAGGCGGTGAGTGAGGGGGCCGCTGCGACCATGGCCCAGCTGGCTGCGGCCGTATTGCCGGTGGGCTGGACGTTGGATTGGCAAGCGGCTGACTGGTTGGTGCCTGCCGGGTTCTTTAGCCTGGATAACCAGACCCCGATCGAGGTGGTCAGGTACCTGGCCGAGGCGGCCGGTGGCTTTGTGCTGCCACACCAACGCAACCGTCATCTGGTCATCAAGCCGCGCTATCCCACCGTGCCGTGGCAGCTCGATACTGCAGAGGCCGATGTGGCGATCCCCCGCGCCATCATTACCACCCTGGGCAGTGACTTCCAGCCGGGTCATGCCGCCAACGGGATCTGGGTCAGCGGTGGCCATCAGGGCATCAGTGCGCGGGTGGTGCGCCAGGGAACGGCTGGCGAGCAACAAGCGCCGACCATTACCCACCCGCTGGTATGTGATGTGACGGCAGCCCGTGCCCAGGGTGTGGTGGGGCTGGCCAAGACCATGCCCAAGCGTACCCAGACCATCGAGCTGCCGTTGTCTGCTGATACTGGGCTGATCCTGCCGGGCGCATTGCTCGCCGTGGATGGTTGGAAGGGTTACAACCGGGGCGTCAGGGTCTCTGCTGCGTTGCAGAACCGGGCCATGACGGTGCGCCAGCAACTGAGTGTGGAGCGATTTATATGAACCTGTTTAAGCGATTCCTTGAGCTGGTACCGGGCGCTGATCCCTTGCTGGTTGGTACCGTGACCGCAGTAGGTACCACGGCGACCACTCTCAATACGTTGGCTGGCGGGACAGTCACAGTACGTGGTACTGGTGTAGCCATCGGCAAGAAGGCGTTTTACAGGGGAGGGGAGCTGGCAGGAGAGGCGCCGGATTTACCGACCTATGAGATAGAGGTTTAA